AGAAACTTTGGAACAAGTACGTTTTTAGGAATGTTCCCGAACGGGTGTTAACACACTTCCCCCTGGATCAGTATTTCTATACTAACCTGGGTCACGTGAGTCACGAGTTGCCAAAACTTTTGGCAACTACTAGTATCGAGTCTCCCGCACAAGTTATTCTTGTGCCCAAAGACTCTCGAGGCCCTCGACTTATCTCAGCTGAACCATTGTACTTACAATGGATCCAGCAGGGCATTAGTCGTTCGCTTGTTAGGCATGTTGAATCGCACCCCTTAACTAGGGGCCGAGTCAACTTCACAGACCAAGAGCCGAATCGTCAGGCTGCTTTAAAAGGCAGCTTAGATAACTCGGTCTCTACCTTAGACCTCGCAGAGGCTTCGGATAGAGTAAGTCTTGGTCTTATTCGCCTGCTCTTCCCTAATCCTCTTCTTGAGGTATTGGAAGCTGTCAGGTCTCAGAGTACGCGGTTGCCCGACGGATCCGTTATACCGCTCGGCAAGCATGCGCCTATGGGATCAGCTTTATGCTTTCCCATTTTGGCCTTGACTTGCTATGCGATACTATGGGCGTCGGCACCGGACAAGATTGCTCAGAAGAGCATCTTAGTGTATGGAGACGATGTGATCGTACAAAGGGATTACTCCCAGCATGCGATCGAACAACTAACTCATTTCGGTTTAGAGATAAACCGTCTTAAGAGTTGCATCAGTGGCTCTTTTAAAGAGTCTTGCGGCATGGACGCCTTCTTAGGCGAAAATGTCACACCGGTCCGTTTAAAGACCGTCTGGTCATCATCTCCCAGCCCTAGCATCTATTCCTCATACATCGAGTTTGCTAACTCATGTTGGGATAGACGTCTCTTCCACGTTTATGATTATATCGTACAGCTTCTAAAGGATATCTATCCAATGGTGGCTGGTTGTGACCTGGAAATACCAGGCCTACGACTTCGCGGAGAGACTGTGTCCCGTCAACAAGTCAAGAGACGACGAAACTTCCACTTGCAAAAGTTGGAATATCGCGTTCTTGAGGTTTGTTCTCGGCCCATACGCAAAGAAACGAACGATTATCGTCCATTACTTCGGTATTTCACCGAATCGGTACGTGATCGTAACGCCAATGCCGAAAGGGCACGGTTAGACAACCACGCAGGTGCGGTAACACTGGACGCTTCCGTTGCGGAGGCGTCCTTCACAGCTAGTCAGTACACGGAGCGACACTCGAGCTATCTCGCGTGGCGCTGGCGCTGACAAGTGATCCTCGTTCTCTAACGAGTCTCAAAATGTCTGGG